GAAACAACAATGGTTATTTCTGAATTGCCTACTGATATGCGAATACTAACAACAACAATGCTAAACTTCTTTAATAAGTTAGATAATGCTTATGCTGAAAATGACGGATTAAATAAAGATACTTTTAATAATCCAAATGCAAAAGTAGTAAACAAAAAATCAGTAAACAAAAAATAATAAGTATTTATAAAACCCCCCTAGATTAATTTCAGGGGGGTTTTTTTATGTCTATTAAAAGTAGTTTCCAAATATCTATTTAATATATTTCATAATAATTTTTTTAGCTTCAAAGGTACAAATTTTTGTATGCTCTAAATTATTTTCAGGGGAAACCACCTAGAGCTGGAACAGTAATATTTTATTACTAAATCTAGATCAACTATTTAGAGATTGTCAAGTTATTTTTTTGATTATTTTGTGGATAACTTTTTGTAATATTTTATTACTTAATTTTTTTTGCATACCGTAGTAAAAGTACTCTTTAGAGTCTTTAAAGACATAGGGTTACCAATAGGTGCACTGCCGTGCAGGGTGCCTAGGGGGCTACCCTATATATGATTACACGGTAGTGCTAAAATATTGAGATAGGGTGTAAACCACAGCTGCCCTTTATAGTGTTGTCGGTTACATATAGGTATATATAAGGCTCCCCTAAGGGGGTAATTACATTATACACCTGTATGCCATTTTGTCAATATAAAAATAATTTATTTTTTACTTGACAAATCTGCATACGACCCTATAATGACCGCATATACTATTAAGACAACATAGCACACACGCCAGTGAAAACATTAAACATTAGGCTATACGCTTAATAGTATATTAAATCCATTGTGGGAGGGGAACGCACCACTATAAAACGAGTTCCAGCTATATGAACAACCCCAATGGATTATTGGTATCCTTTGGTGTCTTTAAAATTCGTGGAGGATAGAAAAAAAATGAGTGAATATAACGAACTAAAACAAGCAACAAAAGAAATAGAAGTATTAAAGTCAGAAATTAAGACATTAAGAGAACAGACCAACTTTGTAATGAACAAATTAGAGAAAGCTATTGAAGATAGGATAGTTTTAAGAGCAGAGAATTTTAAATTAAAACAAAATATGGTACAAACACAAATAGCAAGTTGAATAACCTAAAAGAAAAGATAGTCCAGATGAGTATTATGTATTATGGTGTACAAGATTCTGAGGCAAAGACAAAAGTAAAGAAAGAAATTAGCAGAATCGTTAAGAAATCTCATAAATTTAGAGAAACAAATAGAGAAGATTACGAATTTATAACAAAACTGACTAGGAATATAACATAAATGCTTTTTAAAAGAAAAAATAATAAAAAATTAGCTGGAAAAAAGAAAAATATTGGCAAAGGGGCTACCGCTAGAGCTGCATCTACATCTTTAAAGATGCGTGCTGATAAAAAGCGTGTAAAATCTACAGCTAGATATGCCTAGTTCAGCTAATTATGTAAGAAATTACAAACAGGAGTCTAAGACAGAATCCCCTGTGCGTAGAAAAAAGAGAAACATGCGTAACAAAGCAAGACGCATGGCAGTAAAGGCAGGCAAAGCTAAAAAAGGTGATGGAAAAGATGTACACCACAAAGACGGCAATGCCCTTAATAATAAAAAAAGTAATTTATCTGTAGTCAGTGCTAGAAATAACCGTTCTTATCCTAGAACTAGAACTGCAGGAAAAAAATTTAGGAGATCATAATGTTAACCGCAGGCAATAAAGAAAAAATGATGGGAAATAATGGTGCAACAAGAAAAGTAGCATCAGGTAATGACAATCAAGATATCAGAAGAATACTTGACTTAAGAGGTATTATGAATGATGATAATAAAAACGAAATAGAGCAAGAAATAAAACAAATTTTTGAAAATCTTAGCCCTGAGGGTAAACTTAAGCTAGAAATGGTAGGTTAATGCCAGGCAAAGGTCTGTATGCTAATATTCATGCAAAACGAAAGCGTGGAGAGAAGATGAGAAAGAGAGGCGCAAAGGGTGCTCCTACATCAAAAGCATTTGCAAGAGCAAAGCAAACAGTTAGAAAAAAATAGTGGAAGAAAGAACAAGAAGAAAAATAAAAAAAGTAGCTAAAGCTTTGACCAAAGCATCTAGATCTCATGCTGGTCAGGCAAGAACTCTTAAGACTTTAGCAAAGAATTCCAAGAGGTATTATGGCAAAGGCAAAAAGTAAATCAACTGTAAACAAAGCTGGTAATTATACAAAACCTGGAATGCGTAAAAAAATATTTAATAGAATTAAAGCACAGTCTTCTCATGGAACTGGTGCAGGACAATGGAGTGCCAGAAAGGCTCAAGCATTGGCAAAGGCTTATAAAAAAGCAGGCGGAGGATACAAATGATTAAAAAGAAAGTTAAGAAGAAGAAGTTTCCTGATGTGTCAGGTGATGGTAAAGTTACTATGAAAGATGTATTAATGGCTAGAGGAGTTATTAAAAAGAATGGCGGATCCAAAAAAGGGAACAGGAAAAAAGCCAAAAGGTAGTGGTAGGAGATTATATACTGATGAGAATCCGAAGGACACTGTCAGTATTAAATATGCAACTGTCGCTGACGCAAAGAAGACCATTCGCAAAGTTAAAAAGATTAATAAACCTTATGCTAGGAAAATACAGATTCTAACTGTAATAGAACAAAGAAGTAAATTTGGAGGCAAACCTGAACAGGCAAGACTAGCGAAGAAAGCAAAACTTGCACTAAAGAAAAAACATGGCACTAGCAAAAAGTCAAAGAAGTCTTAAAGCTTGGGGAAAGCAAAAATGGAGAACCAAGTCTGGAAAGAAGTCTAGTGAAACAGGTGAAAGATATTTACCTGAAAAAGCAATCAAAGCTATGTCATCTTCAGAGTATGCCAGGTCAACTGCAAAAAAAAGAAAAGATAAAGCAAAAGGTAAACAGTTTAGTAAACAACCAAAGAGATTAGCAAAGAAAACAAGATCATATAGAAAGTTTTCATAATTGGCAACAGTATCAGAAGATATAATCAACTGGTCTAAAAAATTTGTAGAAAAGATTAGTGATGTAAACGACATGCCTGTTGGTCCGTATGCAAGAGGATGTAGGAGTAAAAATACTTTAAAAGTAGAAGAAGTTTCGAGTAAGGAGGACTTACTTAATCTAACTGTACAGTGGTGCAATAAAATAAAAAAGACCAAGTATCAGATCGCTGTGATTGGTTGTACAGATTTGTCCATATCAGCAGAGCAGTTAGATAGTAGCGTAGAAGCATTTAATTATGCATACATGCCTAAAGATATTTATCTAATGGCTAGTCACCATGACCAAAGCGGTGAGGTTGATTTCTTGTATGACGATGACTTCGAAACTGACAACGAGTTTTCAATGATACTAATTCAAAGATTAGCAGAGTTGGAAAAGGCATCTCAGAACTTAAAGAAAAAAGGTTACTATAAGAACTGGGATAAAGAATACTATAAACATACAGTACAAACAAGAAAAAATTTAATAAGGAGTATATTATCATGAGAGGCATGAAGAAGACAGCTAAAAAAGTTAACGGAAAGAAAAATCCAATGATGATGAAGATGGACAAGAAAAAAGCTAAGAGTGGCGGAAAGAAAAAAAGATAAACAACCCCCTAAAACTAGAAAGTATTTTAGAAAAACTAGTTCCGGGGCAGGAATGACGAAAGCAGGGGTTGAACGCTATAAGCGTGATAACCCTGGGTCTAAGTTAAAAACTGCAGTAACAGGCAAAGTAAAACCTGGTAGTAAATCTGCTAAGAGACGTAAATCTTTTTGTGCACGATCAGCAGGGCAAATGAAAAAATTCCCTAAAGCTGCAAAAGACCCCAATTCAAGATTACGTCAAGCAAGAAAAAGATGGAAGTGTTAAGGAGAAAATATTATGTGTGATTATTGTAATGGGGAGTGTATTTGTAAATAATGCCTCTCTATGTTTATGAAAATGGAAAAACTGGCGAAGAGTTTGAAAAAGTCTTACCTATTGCTAGACGATTTGAACCTTGCAGAGCACCTTATATAAAATTAAAAGTTGCTGCACCTAAGATATTAAAAATATCAGACAGTAAAGGTAAGGAAGATAAATTAAGAGAAGATATGTATACAAAGGCACAAGATGCTAAAAAAGAAAGAGCAGTGCTAGAAGCTGACACAAAGTATACAACAGTTAAAAAAGAGTTTAAAAAAAGATATGGAACTAGTAAAAAAAGAACCAAAGAAGCTAACTGATAAACAACAAGAGTTTTTAGATGTGCTGTTTACAGAAGCAAAAGGAGATCCTAAAAAAGCAGGAGAGATAGTTGGGTATTCACCTAATCATCATTTACAAGTTGTAAAGTCTTTAAAAGAAGAAATACTAAGTAGAGCAGAGTATTCTTTAGCACTTCATTCAGGTAAAGCGGTACAAGGAATAATTGACGCTTTGGATGAAGATGGAAAAACCCCAGGTGTTAATATTAGAATGGAGGCAGCTAAACAAATATTAGATCGTATAGGTATTGTCAAAAAAGATAAAATAGATATTAATGCACAAGTTGCACATGGTATATTTATACTACCACCAAAAGATGACTCTAATAAAACGCAAAGCTAGAACAATCCCTTATGGGTATAGGTTATCAGAAAATACAGACTACATAGAACCTGTTCTAGAAGAGCTGCATGCATTAGATGAAGCGAAAGAATATTTAGATAATTGTTCATATAGAGAAGTAGCAAAATGGTTAGAACGAAAAACAGGGAGAAGTATATCGCATACAGGGCTAAGAAAGATACTAAATAAAAGATGTCAGACATTGAACCCCCAAAACCAAAATCCAACCTTGGAAGAAAAAAGGGAGTAGTACAAGAAAAAAAATATTTTAGCAAAGAAGTAAAAGCTAAACAATCAGCTAAAAGATCGTTAAAGGCACAGGATCTTAAAATAAGAAAAGCCCACGATACTATACAGAATGCAAAAAAAAGAAAACAAAAAATTGTTAAAGCGAATGAAGCTTTACAAGGCTCGTCTTCAAGTGTTATGGTTGAAGATGAGGTTAAATCTTTACCTCCTACAGTTAAAGATTATGTTGAAGATAATGTATTGTTTAGGCCTAATGAAGGACCTCAAACACAGTTTCTAGCAGCTCCAGAAAGAGAAGTATTCTATGGTGGGGCAAGAGGTGGTGGTAAATCTTATGCCATGCTTATTGATCCATTGCGATACTGTCATAAAGAAGCACATAGAGCACTTCTACTAAGAAGGTCTATGCCTGAGTTAAGAGACATGATTAATCATTCTCAGAGATTATATTCAAAGGCATATCCCGGTGCTAGATGGAGAGAACAAGAGAAAGAATGGAGATTTCCTTCAGGTGCTAGAATAGAGTTTGGATACGCAGAGAACTTAACTGACGTACTTCGTTACCAAGGTCAATCGTATACTTGGATTGGAATAGATGAACTTCCTCAGTATCCGACACCAGAGATATATAACTTTTTAAGATCATCTCTAAGAAGTGTAGATCCTGAAATACCTGTATACATGAGAGCAACAGGCAATCCAGGAAACGTAGGATCACAGTGGGTAAAAGAAATGTTTGTAGACCCTGCACAACCTAACACTGCGTTTGATGTAAACATAGATACAATAGTAGGTAATAAAACTATTACTAGAAGATTTATACCTGCAAAGCTACAAGATAATCCCTATCTAATGCAGACAGATGATTATCTAATTATGTTATCATCTTTACCTGAGGTTCAGAAAAAACAGTTTTTAGAAGGGGATTGGAGTGCATTTGAAAACTCTTCATTTCCTGAATTTAATATAGCTACCCATGTAGTGCAACCTTTTGAGATACCTAATAACTGGTTAAGGTTTAGAACATGCGACTGGGGGTATTCTAGCCCAGCATGTTGTTTGTGGATTGCAGTAGACTTTGATAATAATTTTTGGGTATATCGAGAATTGTACACAAAAAAAATTACAGCAGATATATTTGCTAGAAAAGTTTTAGAGATAGAGCAAGGGGAGTATATTAAATATGGAATACTAGATTCCTCAACTTGGTCAAAGAGAGGAGATGTTGGTCCTAGTATTGCAGAGACCATGATTAGAGAAGGGTGTAAATGGAGACCCTCAGATAGATCTCCTAAAAGTAGAGTGGCAGGAAAATTAGAATTGCATAGAAAATTATCTTTAGATCAAGGAACAGGACAGCCAGGTTTAAAAGTATTTTCTAATTGTATTAATTTAATTAGGACATTACCAATGCTACCTATTGATAGAAATAATCCTGAAGATGTAGACACACATGCTGAAGATCATGCTTACGATGCGTTACGATATGGCGTTATGAGTCGGTCACTACATCCAAATAGTTATGAAGCAAATAGATTTTATAAAGAAGAAAAAAACTTTAAACCTGCAGATAGAATTTTTGGATATTAATGGAATATATTGTTATACTAGCTTTATCATTTGTTGATAATTTAGATTTAGAGTTCTATAATTATAGAAGTATAAAATTTAATAATTTAGAAACTTGTGAGACTTTTATTAATTCTAAAAAAAAGTATTTAAATGATACTGTACAGTTGCAATTTAATCAAAAAAATAAATTAAAAAGTTATGC